CAACTCTATTTTCTTGATTAGAAAAATCATCAATAAAGTTTGCAAATTTTTCTGTAACCTCTCTATCAAATTCTGCAAATCTAGAATATCCAGTTATAGTTGTTTGTAAAAAACTATTTGCCCAAGGATTAACAGTTAAAAAATCTCTAACATCACTTGGCATAGCAGATACCATAGTTTCATATTCGTTTTTAAAATATTCAGTAAAAAAAGCATCTCTTGTAAATCGTTTGTCTGCAAAATTTCCACCCATAACAGGTCTAAAATTTACTGCTGTATTATCAGGATTATGTAAAACAGAAAAAACACCATCACCATCAAAATCAACTTTTAAATTATAAGTAGGATATGGCTCAGTTGATTTTTCATCATATTGAGCTATTATTCTTCCAGAATCATACAAATCAAATAAATTTGTTCTATTATAAAAATCATCAGTAATACCGTATTCTTCTTTTTGCAAACTACTCATATTTGCCATTCTTTCTTGCAAAGTAAAAATCATATCATCTTGTATTTGTTTTTTAGTAAAACCTAATTTTCCATAATGACCAAACACATCATATCGTTCTACATTACTCATTATAACTACTCCCACTAAAAACTTTCCAATTAAATCCATCATTTGCAAAATCTTCCATAATAAATTTCATTGCTTTATTTAAATTTTTTTCTACTGATTGTTTAGTTACATAACTTTCATCTTGAAACATATTAGTTAAATAAATATCTAAATAAGGTCTTATAGCTTTTTTTACTTTATTAGCGTCTACTGTCATACTATCAACAACTGAATCACCTAATATTGGTGTCATTTCTCCAGAAGCTAATGAAGTAAAAACTGGTTGAGCTAAATTTAAAGGAACACTAAATGCTACTCTATTATCTTGATATTTTTTTATATGTTCATTTACCATTGTTGTTAAATCTATTTGATCTGCACTATCATCACCTTCTTCTCCATAATTAATAAAATTATCCATAGCTATTTTAATTTGTCCAGTTCTTGTAGATTCTTTAGGTTTAAGACTTTCAAAAAAACTTTGTGCTACATCTACTCTTGTTAATCTATCAAAATCAGCATGACGTAATTTATGATACTCTTGTAATTTTAAAATATTTTCTTTTACATCATTGTCTATACCTTTAAACATAAATTCAAAACCATCTGTATCTAAAAAATAATTAACCATATATGCAGCATTATCTAATTTCATTAAATCAGTTTCAGATTTTACATTAATATTCATTATGTCATTAAAAAAACTTGTTAGTTGTGGTATTGGCTCACCCATCATTTTTGCATAACCAACCATTTTATTAAACTTAGCAGTAGCTAATGCATTTTGATCTTTATCTAAAACAGTATTTCCTTCTGAATCTTCCATAAATACAGATTCAGTTCCTAACCAAGTATCAGCAATACTATCAACACCTGGCACTATTATTTTTTTTGGACCATCGTTTGTTTCTATTGTTCTTAAACTTGGAAATATTCTTTTAATATGTTGTTGAATAATTATTTTTTTTAAATCTTCTGGATTATTAACACCTAATGCTTCTAAATATCCTTTTTGATCTAAACTCATAAATAATCTACCTGAAAATGTATCCATTTTCATACCACTAGTATCTCCAACAAAATTTTGTAAATTTTCATCAATACTTCCTTTAATCATTTGTCCTGCAAAATAAGAATTACGATAATTTAATTTTTCATTATCACCTAATTCTAAATCAATCATTTTTCTTTCTAATTGTTTTTCAGTTATTATTCCAAAATCATCAGGATTATTTACAAAATTATATAAATCATTATTTAATTGATCTGCTATTGCTAATTTTTTTTCACTTTCATATTTAACTAATTGATTGTTATATACATTTAAATGACCTTTCATAAATGATTCAGCATTAGAAATTATTTGTCCTCTTTCTTCTTTAGTTGTATTTACTAAAGTAGCTTTACCATCAAGCATATCTATTTGAGGACTTTTCATATATTCTTCATTTAACATTTTACTTATTCTTAAATTTAATTCTTTTATTTTATCATTACCTATTTGATAATCTCCACCCATTTCAGTTATTTCTAACATTGTAGTATCAATTATATTTTTAACTTTTGTATTTACTCTTAACTGTTCAAAAGAAACTTGCATTGTTCTTAAAAATTCTTTTGGAGTAAGCATATTATTTCTATCTTCAGGATATGCTGCATTGTAAACTTCTAAATGACTTTTATACATTTCTGAAATTTTAGGTAACCAAACATTTTTATGATAATCATCTATGTTATTTGTAAAAGTAGAATCTTTTCTAAGTTCAGGATCACCTTGACTTACAGTAGCTAAATCAAATAAATCTTCTAAAGTTTCTTCATTATGAGTTCTTGCTCTTGCATCTAATAATTTAATAGCATCATCATGATCTTGTTTAATTCTATTAGCAAATATTGTTTCACCTTTTCTAATAGCTTTTCCTGAAATCATGCTTTTAGTCCAAGATTTATATCTTGTAGGAGCTTCATTTACTAATGATTCAATATAACTATCAGTTGCTGTTGTAAAAGAATTTGGATCATTAAAAAATTCTCTTGATTTATCATTAATAAATTTAGATGTTTTAATTTCTAAATCAGCTTTATATTTTGCTTCTTCTAATGACGCTTGTCTTTTAGCAAAAAAATCTAATTTTTCTGTAGCAACTTTTGCTATTGTAGAAACTGGATCTCCACCATAAGCTGGTACTACACCCATTCTATTAGCTACTGAAGAAGCTGTTGCTTGTACTTGTCTTTTACCTGTTGTTAATGCCATGTTATGTTACTGTTTTTTTAGGTGGTTTATAATAATCATATTGAGCATAACCTGTAGTAAGTTCACTTATTGCAGATACATACCCACCAAATACTAAATCATTTTCTTTGTATTTATTTTCATACAACATAGAACTATATTTGTTTTGAATATTTTTTCCCATTAATCTTATATTAGCTATATCTTTATTAGCTATATTTTTTGCTTGTGTATTTATATTTAAAAAACTTCTGCTTTCATCTGAATATCCTGATATAGATTGCCATGCTAAATTATTAGCTATTGTTTCATTTAAAGCTCTTTTTCTTGCATTTTCTTCTTCTAATGCTTGTAGTGCAGCCATTTTTTTTTCTGTTTCAATTCTGTAATTTTCTCTTGATAATGCTCCTCTTTGAGATTGCACACTAGCAACTGTACCTACTGCACTTACTATTGCTGCAGCTGCAAATAATGTTCCTGAATTAGCACCCATTACGCAAACTGTATCTCCATAGCTATTCCTAATACCTTTAATGGTAATGGATCGTTTTGGCTAATAGTAATTGTAGGACTTTTACTATAACCTAAAAAATTAAATTCTTTTTTTGCTGTAACTGCAGTTATATCTGTACCAGAAGTAAATCCAGCTTGTTGTATTACTAACTCTTTAGAATTTAAATCTTGAGCTTTCATTGTTATATCTAAACCACCAGATATATCTACAATAGCTTTATTAACTCGTCTTGGTTGACCTGTAAGTGGTCCAGTATCTATTTCTTTATCTACAGACATTGTTTCTAATATAGGTGTATAATTAAATCCAACTCTTACTCCAGTAGGAAATGGTGCAGAAGTTAATGTTATTCTACTATTAGAATCTACTGTAAATTCACCTAATGAGCCATTACCAAATACTGCAAATACTTTATCTGTGTTTTCGTAAATAGCATTTACTGTATGTAAAAATCCATCTACTAATGTAATAACTGCATCATCGGCTGGTACAGCTGCAAGGTTTTTATCTAATGTTAATGTGTGTTGAGAAGCTCCAGCAGATACAGCAGTAATAGTATATTCTGCTGCATTTCCAGCTATTGTAAATGTTTCTTGTATTTGTGGAGCAGTACTAAAACCATCAACAACTAAAGTGTTTTGATCAGTAGCTTGACTTGCTCCTTTAACTAATGGTGTTCCTTTTTGAAATACTGTTGTTGTAGTAGAACAATCAAGAGTAATAGCATCATCATTAGCAAATCTTTCTAATAAATATTTAGTACCACTAGGTACAACTCTTTTAACTATTACAAATAATTTATCATTTAATGCAGTTATACTATGAAACTTATCTCCAGTTTGTGTTTCCCACATAGTCCAACCAGCAATTTTTTCATCACGAATAGAATGAAAGACTGCAAGTTTACCATCTTCATTAGTTCCACTATTTAAAAAAAAAGCAAACTGTTCTGGTTTAGTTTCATTACCTGTCATCATAGATAATTGTTTAGGAGAATCAATTAAATGAGAAGCTAATACAGATACACTTGTAGATCTATATGCTTGTTCAACATCTGAAAATACATATTCCCTTACTGACTTACCATTCTTTTGACTAAACATAGAAGCTCCATCAAAAGGTATTGGTGCTGCTCTATTAATTCCATAAGGTGTTTGTCTTAAAAAAGCTATACTACTAGGAGTAATAGCAGCAGACTGTGATGATACTGGTACATAATATTCTCCACTATCAGTAAATATTTGTAAGTTACGAGATGAAATCATATGTCTAATTTCGTTTACTGTATCACTTGCAATAGCAACATTAATAGCTTCATTAGCTAAACCAGTACCTAAATCAAAGTTAAAATATCCTCCAATTTGACTAGCTATAACTGCTGCTGGATTATCTCTTACACCAGCAAACCATAATCTATTATCGTGAAAAGATACAGCTTGTGGAAATCCATTTACAGCAGATATTAATTGTTCTGACCAATCTGCATTAGCATCTGTATTAGGTAATGCTTCTAGTATAGTAGCAGTAACTGTAGTTGCATTTGTAAAACCTACAATCTTAACTTGTTTACCACCAATTTTTAAATATGTTCCATTATGTCCTGATACAAAAGAATCTGCACTAGCAGTTAATGTAACGCTGTTTCCAGTAGTTGCGCCAGGTGTTATTGTTATTGTGCTATCAGCATATTTGTAAAATGGTTGTGTAGTTTTATTTATACCATTTACAGTTACAGTATCATCTTCTTCAAAAGCATAAGCTGCTACACTAAAAGAACTAGCAGAAGCTCTTGTAATTTTTCTTATAGGATTTTCTCTATGACATAAAAAAACTGTATCACCAAACTGTGCAAAATTTAATTCAAATAACTGTGCAGTAGTCCAATTACAATTAGAAGTAATATTAGATTGTATTACTGCTCCACTAGAATTGTAAACATCTAATCTATTATTAGATAATACAAATATAGCTACTTCATCATTAGAAAATATAAATGGCATTATTCTACATTCGGCAGGCATTGTAGCCATATACTCAGTAGCTGGTCTACGCATTACTCCACCTTCATCTAATAAATACCAGTTGCGTACTTGTTTACCACCTTCAAAATATGCTTTAGCATCAGTTCTTGCATTAAGAAGATTGTTAATTTCTCCTGAAGAAAAGTTTGTATATACTTGTCTAATTTTTCTAGGCATTAACTGACTACAAGTCCACTACGACTGCTTCTTCTTTCTGTTATAAATCTATCAGTAGAAAGTGTTTTAGTTGTAGTTTCTGAGGAGTCAGTATTTTTTGCAATTAATAATTGTCTTTCACTTAATTGATCAAACTCTCGAACAAGTGCTGCATCTCTTGCTACTGATCCTGCAAAGATAGATGCTAATTGATATTCTAAACATAGTTGAAAGTATGCTGGAAACTGTGATTCATCTTGTCTGAATACA